AAGAAGGCGATCGCTATTTAGAAATTGGAGTTTGGTTAGGTTCTACATTTGTCGCCGCATTATACGGAAACAAATATGCAAATGCCATCGCCATTGATAATTTTTCTGAGTTTGGTAAAGAATCTGATATAAAGCACACACCGACTGGAAATTCAATAAATCCATCAGCAGCACTATTTCACGCAAATGCTAAGAAGAGTGGGATATTGAATTACTGCTTTATTGAAGCGGATTGTTTTAATTTGAATCCTCGACAAAAAGAAGAGATCAAAGACGTCAATGTATATTTCTATGACGGTGGTCATACAGATGAAGATCAGTGTAATGCGCTAACATATTACATTGATAATCTAGCTGATGTATTCATTTTTGTTGTAGATGACTGGAATCATCCTCCTGCTAAGACAGGAACTCGTCGTGGTATCAAAGAAACAAATTTAATCATTCATCAAGAATGGGAATTAAAGACTCCTGAAGAAAAGAATCAGGACTCTGAGACTTGGTGGAATGGTCTCTATATTGCTGTATGTGAAAAACCAAAGGTGTAAAATGGAAAAGCCGAATGCATGTATTATTTCTTTCTTCATGGACAATATTGATCTGAAGACTGTAGAGCTACAAAGACGTGTTGTTAATAAATTTAATCCACAGGGTTATGTTCATTACAGCATTCATACAGATATGCGCCATGGGGCATCATTGGATTTAGCATGGGTGCTAAATGGTATTACACATACCACATTTGACGGTGCAGAGGTTCAAAAACGTTTTGATCATGATGTAATTTTGTTTCTAGACGTAGATGCTATTCCTCTAAATGATCAGGCTATAGACGAAACTATGAAAGCCGCAGCAGCCGGTAGGCTAGTTGGGAATATTCAACGTTCTAATCACATTCAAAATAATCAACATGTTTTTGTTGCTCCTTCTTGTCTAGCCATAAGTGTAGACAGTTTTGTAACACTTAATAAACCAAGTGGATTAGAAACTAAGAGAGCAGATGTTGCCGAAGAGTATACATATGCTACAGAATCACAGAGTAATATCGTTCCTGTTGACTTTTATATGCCATTAGGGTATGATAGTAGTCCAGCTGAGTGCGCTTCATGGGCACTCAAAGATGGCATGCCTCATGTTGGAAGAGGCACCACATTTGGTCATTTAGCATCAGATGGTAAAGAAGCAAGACCTATGTTTTGGCATTCATTCCAAATATTTCATCCAGGTGTTCAAGAAAACTTCTGGAAGAAGTGTGAATCATTTTTAAATACAGAGAGTAAATAAGTGGCAAATAGATCGGATTTTAATAGCATTCTTCCTCGTAAAACTAAGAGGATGCTAGCATTGATGGCAATCAGTCTTGGTATGACGAAGGCAGAACATCGTGACCAGATTAGGTCATTCATAAGTGCCCATGAAAGTCATAGAGCAGCAGTGAAGAGACGTCAAACCCAAAAGGGTAATGTTGACATTGATGTGACGGAAGTTGTTCCTGAACTTTAATCGGGTGCGGGATAGCTCAGAAGTAGAGCATCGGACTCATAATCCGGAGGTCGTTGGTGCGATTCCAACTCCCGCTTCCACAATATGCATACATTAAGTAATTTAAAGAAATTCTTTGAAACTAACGGTCTCAAAATCAAAGAATTTGGTGGTTGGTATTTAGATGTTGCTGATAGGAATGATGGTCGTAAGAAAGACCGTTGGACACTAGTTAGTGACATAATCTATAAAAACAATGAACCCATTGTAGAGAAAGACTTGATTGACTCTTTCAAGAAACCCAAGAAATAATAATGTTTTATACCGATGTAATCAATCTAGGGAATTTCATTCTAGTTCGTGGAGTAGAGAATGGAAAACGCATTAAGCAGCGAATCCCATACAAGCCAAAACTCTACGTCCGTGGTAAGAAGCCAAATACAAAACTAAGTTCATTGAATGGCGAACCACTTGAAGAGATGGAATTTTCCAGTATCTATGAGGCACGTGAGTTTTGTAAACTATATCGTGACGTCAAGAACTTTACGATATATGGTAATACTCGTTATGAATATGCTTACATATCAGAGGTATTCGGCAAACATGTTGACTGGGATCCCAACCAAATTGTCGTAGGAACCATAGATATCGAAGTCGGTTCTGAAAATGGATTCCCAGAACCATCATCCGCATTTGAACCAATCACTGCGATAACTCTACACGTTAAGAATTTTTCTATTAAAGATGCCGTAGATGGTATCTATTATGTATTTGGTTGTGGGGATTTTGATCCCAAAGGTCGTAAAGATGTACGATATCTTAAGTGCGATGATGAAAAAGATCTCATCACCAAATTCCTAAAGGTTTGGGAAGTACATTCTCCCGATATCATAACAGGTTGGAATATTGAGTTTTTCGATTTTCCATATCTGATCAATCGCGCTCGCCGTTTATTTCTTGAAGAAGAAATTCTAAAACTATCTCCATGGAAGAAAATCACAGATCGTGAATCTAATATGGGTGGGAAAAAGACCGTGTTCTTTGACATCTGCGGCGTAGCAATGTTAGATTACATTTCTCTCTACAAGAAATATTCTTCCAGTCCAAATCAAGAATCATACCGTCTAGAGCATATTGCTCAAGTTGAACTTGGAGAAACAAAACTAGATTACTCAGAATATGAGAATCTCTATACTCTATACACAAGAGACTTTCAGAAGTTCATTGATTATAATATCAAGGACGTAACTCTTGTTATAGAATTAAATGATAAACTTCAATTGCTTGAATTGGCTATGACTCTTGCATATGACAATAAAGTCAACTATGGCGACGTGTTTTCTCAAGTAAGAATGTGGGATGCGATTATCAATAACGCTCTACGTTTAAAGGGGATTATCATTCCACCAAAGAAGGATAGCGTTAAGGGTGGACAATATATGGGTGCCTATGTTAAGGACCCACAGATTGGTATGCATGATTGGGTTGTTTCATTCGACTTGGATGGTCTATATCCGCATTTGATTATGATGTATAATCTAGGACCAGAGACTTTAATGGATCCAGATGGTTTGAATAATGAATTCAGCAGCTGGTTTGCAACGCAAAAGATTACAATCGAAACTTTATTGAATCAAAGTATAGACACAAAACTCCTCAAGGAATATAACGTTGCATTGACTCCCAATGGACAGATATTCAGTCGCAAGAAGCAAGGCTTCCTTGCAGAATTAATGGAGTCAATGTATGCTGATCGTAAGAAATTCAAAGATCAGATGATCTCTTCTAAGAAATTGCTTGAAAAAACCAAGGACCCTGAAGAAATAAAGAATATTGAAAAACGCATTTCAATGTTGAACAATCTACAGCTTGCTAAGAAGGTAACATTGAACTCAGCATATGGCGCCATCGGCAATGAATATTTTAGATTCTTTGATATTCGTATTGCTGAGGCAGTAACATCATCTGGTCAGTTAGCCATTCGTTGGATCCAAAAAGAGATCAACGATTATCTGAATAAACTAGCCAAGACCACGGACGTAGATTTTGTTATCGCATCTGACACGGATTCGATCTATTTGAATCTTGGTCCCATCATAGAACAGAATGTTCCCAATTTGAAGAAGAGGGAAATCATTGATGTTATCCGTGTCATGGATACTTTCTGTGAGACAACAATACAAAAATTCATTGAGAAGTCTTATCTCAAGTTGGATGACTATGTAAATGCGTTCTCTCATAAAATGAAGATGAAACGCGAAGCTTTAGCCAATAAAGCAATATGGACTGCTAAGAAGCATTACATGATGTCAGTGTATAACAACGAAGGTGTTGAATATACCAAGCCTAAACTAAAGATCGTTGGATTAGAAGCAATTAAAGCAGGATCGCTACCAACGAAGTGCCGCAATAAGATCAAAGAAGCTTATAATATCATAATGACCAAAGACCGTTTGGCGTTAGTGGCATACGTTGATGAATATTGGGAAGAATTTAAGAATTCTCCAGTTGAAGAAATAGCTCTACCTAGAGGTTGCAATAACTTACTACAATATTCTGATGCAAAGAACGTCTGGGGATTTAAAACTCCATTCCATGTCAAGGGCGCACTGATGTATAATCATCTGCTAAAGAAGCATAAGCTGGAACGTAGATATCCCGAAATTAAAGAGGGTGAGAAGATCAAGTACACATATTTGAAAGAACCAAATACAGTTCAGTGTAATGCAATATCTTTTCCTAATTCTCTACCTAAAGAATTTGAACTCCAACAGTTCATAGATTATGATACACAATTTGAGAAGTCATTTTTGTCTCCTCTAAACACTATTCTCGACAGCATTGGTTGGAAGCTGGAAGAGACTAGTTCACTCGATTTATTTTTCGCATAAGGAAAACACATGTCATTTTTTGATAATTTAATGAAGGCAGCTGATAACAAGTATGCCAGCCGAGTCTCCGAAGGTAACGATGCCGACGTAGAAACTTTTCTAGACACAGGAAGCTACTCATTGAATGCTCTCCTATCCGGGAGTATCTTTGGTGGTTTGGCTGCTAATAAAGTCACGGCATTAGCTGGAAGTCCTTCAACTGGTAAGACATTTTATGCTTTACATGTTGCTAAGAATTTCCTAGAGAATAACAAGGAAGGCGCAGTATTCTATTTTGAATCTGAATCTGCTGTAACTACTGATCAGTTGGTTGAACGTGGTATTGATACAGAACGCTTCTTTCTAGTCCCAGTTGTAACCATTCAGGACTTTCGTTCACAAGCTGTACGCATCATTGATGCTTATCTAGAAGAAGATGAAAAGAAGCGCAAACCATTATTCCTAGTTCTAGATTCTCTGGGTATGTTGTCTACAAATAAAGAAGTAGCAGACATTGCCGAAGGTAAGGATACTCGCGATATGACGAGAGCGCAGCTTATCCGTGGAGCATTTCGTGTTCTAACGCTCAAGTTGGGTCGTGCTCGTGTAGCACTACTTGTAACCAACCATACATACGATGTAGTTGGTTCATATGTTCCAATGAAGGAAATGAGTGGTGGTGATGGTCTTAAATATGCCGCATCAACCATTTTGTTCTTAAGCAAGAGCAAGAAGCGTGATGATGCTACAAAAGAAGTTACTGGTGCGTTGATCACAGTAAAGAACAATAAGTCTCGTTTGACTGTTGAAAACAAGGAAGTGGAAACGTTGCTTGATTATCAACATGGGTTGCATAGGTATTATGGCATTCTAGAATTTGCTGAGAAACACGGCATTGTAAAGAAAGTTTCAACCCAATACGAATTTCCAGGTGGAAAGAAAGCATTTGAGAAAGCCATATACAAAGATCCAGAAAAGTTCTTTACAAAGGAACTTCTGGAACAGATTGATGGCGCTGCCAAGAAGGAGTTTAAATATGGGTCTTCTATCGAAACTGAAACAAAAGTGGAATAATTATTTCCATCCAAAATATGAGCTAGATGTCGGATACAAAATTGTAACAGAACATCTTGAACAATATAATCTGGCGATTCAGATTTTAAAAGGACCATATGAAGGTGCGGTCTTTGGTTATAAAAATATAACTATGCTAGATGATGGCAGAATTTCTTTTGATCCTATTGGGATAGAAGCACCAGCCGGGAAAGGTTCTGGCTTTACTTCTGATGAGAAGTTCGGTATAATAGCTGGAGATATATTTGTTGATTGTCTAGAGCATATAATCGGCAATTATAAAGATGTGAGAAAAGAGATATTAAATGATGAAGAAAATCGAGTTGATTATATTGAAGAACCTTTTGAGGAACGAATCGTTCGCAAGAAAGGTAATTCCGTACCTAAAAGAAGAGTACATTCAAGACAGAAGCGAAAGACACGTTTTCCGGGAGATTCAGGATTACATTCTAAAGTACAACCACCTGCCCACCGTGGAAGCGATCCAGATTTCACTGGAGAGTAGAGATAATGTTTTTGAAGACGATTTCAAAGAATCATCTAATCTTCTAACAGAACTCGACAAAGATACAACGGACTCCAATATAGATTGGCTTGTAGAGATCACTGAAAAGTTTTGTCAGGAAAAAGCATTACATGGTGCCATCCTAGAATCTATCAATATCCTTGATGATAAGGAAGGTAAGAAGCAGACGAAAGGTAAGGGAGCAATTCCTAAAATTCTTTCTGATGCGTTGGGAGTTTCATTTGATCCAAACGTAGGTCATGATTACATAGAAGATGCTAGTCAGCGTTTCGACTTCTATCATCGTACTGAAAAGAAAATCCCATTCGATCTAGAATATTTCAATTTGATCACCAAAGGTGGCATTCCTCCAAAGACTTTGACTATCATTCTTGCTGGCACAAATGTCGGTAAATCTTTAATGATGTGTCATTTCGCTTCATCAGCATTATCACAGGGATATAACGTATTATATGTCACTATGGAAATGTCTGAAGAGAGAATTGCTTCTCGCATAGATGCAAATCTATTAGATGTCACCATGGATGACTTGGCGCTCATGCCAAAAGAGAATTATGATCGCAAGATCGCACGTCTCAAACAATCTGTGAAGGGTAAACTGATTGTCAAGGAATATCCTACAGCATCGGCAAGTTCTGTAAACTTTCGCAACCTATTCAATGAATTGGCTCTGAAGAAGCACTTCATCCCAGATATCGTATTCATTGATTATTTGAACATCTGCTGCTCTTCAAGAATCAAGCAGGGAAATAACGTCAATTCATATACATACATCAAAGCCATTGCAGAGGAGCTACGAGGACTTGCAGTAGAGTTCAAACTACCCATCGTCAGTGCTACTCAGACAACAAGATCAGGCTATACTAGCTCCGATCCGGGATTAGAGGACACTTCTGAATCATTTGGACTTCCAGCTACCGCAGATCTTATGTTTGCAGCAGTAACCGGAGAGGAACTGGAAAAATTGAATCAGTTGATGATCAAGCAGCTTAAGAACCGTGATAATGATGTGACGAAACACAAGAGATTTATCATAGGTATAGATAGAAGTAAGATGCGACTTTATGATGTGGAAGAAAGCCAGCAGAATTTGGCAGATGAACTCGCAGGACAATCTAGCCCGACCGAAATCTATAAAAGCGTTGGCAAAGATGTTGATAAAGACAAATTTGCCAGAGCAGGGATACGTTTTGATTAATGCGCAATGTTAAGATAGCTCGCAAAAAACTTGATCGTGTCGCTGCTCAGATCGGCGACCGCGAAGTAAAGTTTTCTGTTTTATGTCGCTATCTAAACAAAGAATTTGAGAGTCTCTCAGTTCGATTCAAAAGCAAAGCAGAGGAATATTATTCTTTCTGCGTATCTGGCTTCTTCAATTCATACAGCACGGTAGAATTTGACGAAAAGAGATACAATGTCAACATAACCTATAACAAGACTACTCCATATGTCAATCCAAATAAAATTCTGGGAGAAAT